GTCCCGGACCGAGCGATGTCTACTACCCGTCCGTTGCGGCGAAGTTCCCGAACGTGCAGCCGTTCGGGCTCCCAAACTACTGCGGTTCCATCGCTTGCGCCTTCCTCGTCGTCGAGGAGATGCGGCGGCGGGGGTGGAACATCTTCACCATCGTCCAGCAGAGAAACGGAGAGTGGTGGTGCAGTCTTCGCAAGGTCTCGGATGCGTGCGAGCGGTGCAAGCGCGATCACACGGACGCCGAGAGCGATCTGACTGCCGATACTGCCCCCCGGGCGATCTGCCTTGCCGCGCTCCGGGCGCTCGGGGTGGCCTGTGCCTAAGAAGCCCGTCCCCTCGGTGAAGCTCTACGAGGTTATCTCCCGCGCCGTGCATGCGGGGGCGCTGTACGGCACGGGGCGACTCTGGAAGCACAGAGATGAACTCCGGGTTGAGGACTGTGAGGTCTACGCCGAGGAGATCGCGACGGCGGTCCTCAACGAACTCTGCGAGGTCATCGAGTTCTGACTTCTGCGGGTGTCGCCGAGCGGCGACTTTCCTGAGACGGGAAACTAAACCTCTGCCGATACAGTCAAGTGCCGAGGTTTAGTGGGGGCAAACTGACGGGGAACGTTGGTTTGCCTATTCCTAATTCTGGAATTGGGAATTAGCCGAAGCTCCGCCGCAGGTAGTCGAGCGAGATCTCGACCACGTCGAAGTCCCCGTCCTGCACTTCGGTCAGCATCAGCATCCCGCGCCAGTGCGAGGACTGCGGCCCCAGGTACTTCTCGTCGTGCTGGTAGAAGGCGCCCGAGATGATGCCGCGGCGCCGCTCGCCGTCGGGGAGTTCCTGCATCGCGATGTCGTGGACCTGGCGGTGTCCCATCACGAACGAGCGGCCAACGTGACGCAGCACGTTCGCCGCCATTCCCCCGCGCGGCCGGCCCGTGGTCGGCGTGTAGAAGTAGTGCGAGTAGAGGACTCCGTCGAGGTCCAGCACGGTCAGGTAGTCGTGGACATGCCAGCCCGGCGACTCCAGGAGATGGAGCCCCACGACGCCGTCGAGCATTGGCTCGAGTTCCAAGAGCCGCGAGATGCGATCCTCGTGGTTCCCGCGGAGCAGGTGGCGCTCGACCTTCACGCCGCCTAGCGCCTCGTCCAAGAGGCGCAGGGCCGCGTTCCCGGACTCGATGTCGGCCTTGAGGCGCCGCCCCTCGAAACACCTCTTGCCCTTGTCGTAGCTGGACAGGGAGGGGAGGTCCCAGTGGTCGCCCAGGTGGACCACCGCGTCGCCGGGAGACGCCTTCTCAGCGATGTAGCGGCCAGCCCAGGCGAGGTGCTCGACCGGAACGCCCGGCTTGACCTGCGTGTCTGGAAGAACGAAGTGCTTGCGGAATGTCCCCTTCTTGCGGCGGTAGACGGAGGGGACGCGGGGCGCCCGGCGCTCGGCCGCAAATCCGAGAGCCTTCCGCAGTTCCGCGCGGAGAAACTCGTTCTCCTCGTCGAGCCCGAGCTCCTGGTCGTCGATGTAGTCGAGGAGCCCGCGCTTGCGCCTCACGACAGGTGCTCGCGCACGTGGTGCCCGACGGCGTTCCGAGCGCGGGGGTACTTGTGCTTCTCGCGCAGCCACTTCCACGTCACGGTGATGGAGACCGCGCCCGCGCGGCGGGCCTCGGCGATCTCCTTCGCGATCTTCGGCCGCTCACAGATCCAGCACGGCACGCCGGATCTCTTGGGCGGGTTCTTCCGCGCAAAGGCCACGAGCGAGAGCTTCGCCACGATGCCTCCTCAGTCGGTCCCTGCTGGTCCCACGATCCTCCCGAACAGCACCACGCTCTTGCACCGCGCCTCGGCCTCAGAGACCACGAGGAGCACGCCAGAGGGCAGGGACTCAGCCATGCGGGGGAACTGCACCCGCATCAGCGGGGGTGGGTCCGTCGATGAGCCATTCCCGGATGGCTGCTTGCACGTCTGGACCCGCGGCGAGGATGCGGGGGTCTCGGAGCAGTCCGCCTCTTCCTCCTCTATCTCCGCCGAGGAAGGCTGCAGCGTCGGCTCGGACACGGGCGACCGTCGCCGGCGGGACGAACCACTGACCCGACGACGAGCCGCAGAGCCGCGCTCGGAGCCCGGAGATGTATCCGGGGCACCCTTGCGCGATCTGCGGCGCTTCGTCGGCGTATCGCACCCGGCCCCTACTTCACCGGCTCAGGAAGGGGCGCCGGGGCGACGGGGACGGCCGGGACGGGTTCCTGGGCCTTGACGGGCGCGGGAGCCTTGGGGGCCTTCTTGGCGTCGTGGGCGCTCTTGAGGGCGTCGAGGATGCCAGCCGCGGCGGCGGGGTTCCCGGCCGCGATGAGCTGCTGCGCGGCGCCGATCAGCGCGTCCACGGTCTCCTGCGGGATCTCGAGCGACTGGCTGGCCGACCCGGAAGCGCCGGTCGCGCCGCTCTGGTCGCCCTTGGCGTAGAGCTTCGCCTCGTTGTCGCTGCCGACCACGAGCACTCCCACGCCGCTGTACGCCGGGGCCTGGGCCGCGGGGTTGAGTCCGAGGGCCTGGCAGCCGCCCAGGAGGAACGGAGCCGCCACGAGGGCCAGGAGCGGCGCCACGGGGGCCTTCCCGGTCAGCGACAGGTCGCCCTTGCGCCAGCGGCCGTAGGCGGCGAGGAGCAGGCCGAGGATCTGGATCACGAGCTGCGCCTTCGACGCGGTCGGGTCGATGGCCGGGAGGCCGAAGGTCGCCGCGGCGGTCGTGACGAGGCCCCAGATGGTGACGGAGGAGAGGGGGGACTTCATGGGAGGGCTCCTTCAGCGGCTCAGGGCCGCGTTACTTCGATCGCTCGATCAGTCGGTCGAGCTTCTTGTCCATCGCATCGAGCGTCTTCTCGACGCCCTTGCTGCGTTCCTCGAGCGTGGTGATGCGCGTCTCGTGGCTGTCCGACTTCGCGCTCACGGAGGACCAGCCTCCGAGCAGAAGGCCGGCCATGACCACCGCGGCGATTCCAACGAGCCACGATCCTGCCGTCGTTCGTCGTTCAGCCATTGGCGATCCTCATGCTCCGGGGCGATCGAGGAGCGGTTGCTTCCACCAGCGGAGCACCTGCTCCTGCTTGCCGGTGATCGTGCCCGTGTCGTTGTTGTTCGCGTCTACGAGGACTTCCTCGAACCAGAGCATGGTTCCGACGCTCGCGGTTCCGATCGTGGAGGCGTCCACTACGTCGTCGTAGTAGCCGGTCGATCCACCCGTGGAGCTCGCGGTGAGCGACTTCGACCAGGAGAGAGCCGCGGCCGAGGGCTCGGTGAAGCACCGCAGCCTGACCGACCAGCGGCCTCCGGAGAGGTCGATCCCGGTCCCGTCGCCACCGTCGGTGGCGCGCAGCGCGCGGCCGTTCACGAGAAGCGAGCGCCCGACGAATAGGTCGCCGTAGGGAGGATCGCACGGGCCGGTTCCGAGCATCTCCTGAGCCTGCGGCCCTGCTCAGTCGGACCGGGCGTGCCCTGCCGTGGCAGCGCGGGCCAGCCCAGCCGTTTCCGCTCGAGCGTGGCCGGCCGAGACCGACCAGGCGAGGCCGATGGGCAGGATGTCTCCCTGGTTCGCGCTGGCCGCGCTCGCCACACCACCGACCGAGCAGTCCACCGTGGCGGTGAACGTCCCCGCCGAGAACGTCGCCACGGCCGCCGCCGCAGCACCGCCGACGCTCGAGTCCGCCGTCGCCGTCTTCGTCCCCGGCGCGAACGTCGCCACCGCGGCCGCGGAGGGGCCGTCCGTCGCCGAGGTGCTCGTCGCCGAGTAGACGACGGTCGCGAAGATCGCCGTCGCCGCCGCGGCAGCGCCGCCCGTGGAGCTCGTCGATGTCGCGGTGTAGACCGGGGCCGTGAACGTCGCCGTGGCGGCGCTCGCGGCTCCACCGACGTTCGAGTCGTCCGTCGCCGAGTAGACCGGAGCGGTGAAGGTGGCGACCGCTGCGGCAGCCGCGCCGCCGACGTTGGAATCGTCCGCGGCGGTGAACGTCCCGTAGACGTTGATCGCCGGGGGGATCTTCGCCTTCGGCGCTGCCGGCTGGGCGCGGAGGAACCGGGCCATCGGCTACCAGCTCGCCGCTCGCTGGACCGCGTAGCCAGGGATGCGGTTGAAGGCGGGGAAGAAAGACGCCGCCGCCGCAGCCTTGTACCTCTTCCTCGGCGCTGCACGGCGCACAGGAGGAGGTTCCCGCTGCGAGCGGAACGCGGCAGAGGGGACACCGATGATGTGGTTCCTCTCGGACACCGCGTTCGTCTTCAGCGGGAAGTACGAGGTCAGCGCGGTGGGGCGGATGCTCGGGGCGGGGAAGCGGCGGTAGAGGGCTTGGATCTCGGCGTCGGTGAGGGCGACGTTCCACGTCGCGAGTTCGGCGATCTGCCCGTCGAAGCACTCCCCCCCAGCGTTGTCGTTCCCGATGTAGGCGTGCTGGGTGAGGTCGCGTGCGTTCGCCACCGTCTTCGAGTTGAGCGACTGAGACACCCCATCGAAGTAGATCGACGAAACCACGTTTCCCGAGACCGTGACCGCCATGTGCAGCCACTTGTTCGTTGAGGGGTTCCCGTTCGTGTACTTCGCGGCGATGTTCGACCCGTCCCACCAGAGCATCGTCACGGCGCTCGTGGAGTTCGTCCAGTAGCCGTACTCCTGACGAAACGCGAAGCACCCGTTCTTCTTGAGGACGGTTCGGTATCCACCAGCGCCGACTGCGGGCTCCCACGAGAGCGGGAAGACCCACGCGGAGATCGTCATGTCACTCGTGAAGTCGAGAGCATCCGGGTCGCCGAGGTCGATGTACGGGGTGGACGGGACGAAGCCGTATGACACGGCTACAGCACCGTCTGGTAGACCGGGTGGACGTTCGCGACGTGACCCGAGGCGTTGAGGTTCGTACCCGTGTTGTGCGCCAGGAACAGAACGAACTTCTTCGGCATGATCCCACCAAAGAGAGCCGCCACCGATCCGATCTCGATGGGGTAGACGAGGTTCGACGTGGTGGACACCACGTTGCACACCGCTCCGAGGCGGGCTCCCGCGTCTCGCATCTCGGCGTTCGTCCACGTCTCCGTGGACTCCGTACCGTCCAGAACGTCGGGCCACACGCCGTCACCGTTTTCCGCAGCGACCCACACCTGGATCTGCGTGTTCGTCGTGGGCGTGGTTCCGACCTTGACGAGCATCGCCACGCGGACATCGGTGTAGAGGTTGGTGGAGTTGTCGTAGGTGGACGACTCCCATCCAGCGACCCACGTTGCCGACGACGCGAGCGACGCGAGGTTCGTGACCGTGAGCGTCGTGGAAGCCGGATAGACGTTCTTGATGTCCGCCATGAGTTACGCCCTCGCGAGGAGTACGTCGGTGTAGGAGATCGAGCCCTCGAACGTCATCGTGGCGGGCGACCCGCTCGAACCTACGCCCGTCGCGAACAGCTTCTCGGCTCGGTTCGCCTTGCGCTTCCAGAGCGCGAGTAGGTTCGCGCGGGTCGTGGCGCCGCCCGCGCCCGAGAAGATGTCGTCGAACATCTGCCGGGTGTCCACCTGGGACGGGTTCACGCCCGACGTGAAGAAGTAGGCGATGGTCTGGAGGCGGGTCTGGTTGCCCGTGGTGAGCCCGGCGAGTTCGGTCCCGTTGAAGGCGGAGCCGACAGCCTGGATCGAGACGCTGGACTTCCAGACGTAGAAGTCGGGAGAGGCGTCGAGCTTGTACGCCGCCGCGATGGCGAAGGCGCCGTCGCTGTTGTTGGGGAGCGCGTTGAGGGTGGCGTCCGCGAGAATGTCCGCCTTGAGCGCCGTGAGTTGCTGTGCGGTGAGGGCCATCGAGAAGTCTCCTTCCGCGAGGCCGTTAGACCTCGACGATCATGTAGGCGTAGGCGTTCACCGCGGCACCGGCCGTTACGCGGATGCGGCCGAAGAGCGAGACCTGCACGATGGGTTCGCGCCCGAGGGGGAACTGCTTCACGTACTGGTTTGTGGGCGCCACGAACTGCACGTCGAGCACGCGCGAAGCGGTGATCGAGCCCTCGGACGTGGACGTGTAGCCCGTCGAGGTCGTCCCGACCGGGATGAGGTTCGTCGTCGGGTCGCCGCCCGCGAGCGCCTCGCCGTCGAGCTTCACGATGCCGGCCGCGACGTGCGCCGTTACGGTCGCCGCCACGTCGGTCTCGATCAGCTCCACCTTGATCGGCGTCGCCGCGGCCGAGCCGTCGAACGAGACGCCCCACTCCACGACCTTCATCGGCTTCGTCGCCGACGCCTTGACCTGGAGCAGCGTCTTGATCGAAGTCCCGGTCATGACGGGCACTTGAGCCGCCGTCGTCGGGGAAGGACCGTTCGCGATGAGGTAGAGAGCCACGGAAGTCCTCCTAGTTCGACGAGATCAGTTCGGCCCGGCGATCGCGCAGCCACGCGGCCTCGTTCGGCATCGTCTCGGCAGCGCCCGCGGCAAGCGCCGCCAGGCGGCGGTCGATCACGGCGGGGGTCACGCCCGACTTCGCGACCGCGCGCATCTCGGGGCCGGGGGCAGCGCAGGCGGGCACGGTTAGGACCCGTTCTCGGGGACCGTCAGCGTCATCGATGTGATCGCGATCGTTCCGCCGGCCACGATCGTTGCGTTGTCGAAGACCATGTTCGTCGAGGCCGTGCCGCACGTGCCCTGGAAGATCACCGTCCCGCCCGAGGTCGAAACCCGGAAGTAGCCCGCGGTCCCGGAGGCGTCCGCGGACGTGTCCGACGTGATCGAGTTCGCCGTCGCCACTCCGCTCGAGGCCGCTCCGAAAGGGGTCGCGCTCATCGTCAGCGTGCCGAGGAGAGTTCCCGTCGCCGCGTCGGAGGTGTGCGTCGGCGCCGAGCCGGTGTAGATCTTCACCGTGGCGGAGGCACCGATGAGCGCGGTGATCGCGTCGCAGGCTGCGGAGCGGGAAGCCGTGGAAATCTGCGTGGAGAGTGCCATGCGTCCTCCGTTACGTCGTCGTCAGGGTTCCGCGCGCCGCGATCACCACCCACTTCGCGGCCTCGTGGCACTGGATCTCGAAGTAGTTGCCGACCGTCGCCGCGATCTCGGTGTTTCCGCCGGCCGCGGAGACCGTCGTGCCGTCGTCGTCGCGGATCGTGTCGGTGCCGTTCGCGGTCAGCTTGATCTTGAACGCGGCCGTCACGCAGACCCGGAGCCACATCCCAACCGTCGCGGCAGGAAGCGTGTGGTTGCGGTCCGCCGCGGCGCCCGTGTTCGTGATGATCGTCCCCGAGTCCGAGGCGACGAGCGTGGTGTCCGACGTGAGCGCGCGGACCGTGCGCAGCTCGTTCGCGACGCTGCGGAGGACTTCCACCCACGTCGAGCTCATGCGCGCGAGCACGACGAAGTGCGTCGGCGTGCGCAGCACCAGGTCCTTCGAGTCGCGGAGCGAGATGTTCCCGCTCCCGTTCTTCACGGTCACGACGCGCGAGGGGTCGGCCGAGCGCAGGACGATGATCCGGCCGTCCGGATGGTTCGTTGTGGCGATCGTGTCAAGGTCATCCGTCGCGGCGCTGCCCTCGGTGTCCACCTTCACGAGAGCCACGGTGGGGGTCACCGCCCCGGCCGCGATCGTGAGGGATTCCTGGGCGGCCGAGCCGATGCTCTCCGAGATGAAGTCGCGGAGCTGCTCGAGGTTGGCTCGCGCCGTCGCGTTCGAGGGGGTGCCGGTTGAGGTCCAGTCGGATACGAGGGCGGTCATGCCGCCAGCGTGCGGCCCTGCTCGGGGGAGGTTAGGCGTACTCCCAAACGCGGATCACTCCGCCGATGCCGTCGCCTCCGGTGCAGGACGTGGACGACGTAGCGCCGCCGCCGCCTCCCGCCCCGTACTGGCCCGCCGCCGGGGCACCGCCCGCCGCGCCACCCGACGCCGAGGCGCGGCCCTGGCCGCCGTGGCCGCCCCCGAGGGGGCCGCCAGCGCCCATGCCGCCGAAGCCCTGCGTGGTGCCGAAGCGTGCTCCCGAGCCGCCGTAGCCGCCCGAGATCTTGATGTCGCCCGTGCAGGACCCAGCCGCGCCGCCCGCGCCGCCGATCTGATCGACGACGGTGGTTCCTGCCGTCAGCACCGCGCCGCCCGTCCCGCCAGCGGCGACGATGACCGTGGTATCCCACGTCGTGTTGCCGCCGTTGCCTCCCGAGGCCCCCGCCGCGCCCTTCGCGCCAGCGGTGCCGAGGGAGTAGGTCGTCGCCTTGATGGACGCGCCCGTCAGCCACGAGGCTGCGTAGGCTCCCGCGCCGCCGCCACCACCGACCGATACCTGCGTCGAGGAGGTCGCGCCACCGCCGCCAGCGCCGCCGCCACCGACACACTCGACGTAGGCAGCGCGACAGCCGACGGTCGGCGTCCACGTCGTTCCTGCCGTGAGGACCGAGACCTTGATGAGTCGGTAGTCCAGCGTCGTCAGTCCGCCGAGGACCGCGATCACGCCGTTCTCGTCACGGGCGCAGACCTTGGGAGTGGCTCCCGTGTATCCGGGAGGAGCCGAGTCGTAGTAGATCTCGACCTTGTTCGCGGCAGGGTTGGAAGGGGTTGATACCTTCGTGAAGCGCAGGCGACTCATTAGAGAACCTCCAGAGTTCCATCGGAGCCGATGTCCGTGACGAATCCGGAACCGACCTCGTACGTGGCGCTCGTCACCGTCGAACGGTTCGCGCCGATGTTCACGTCACGAGTGGTCAGGTTGGCGTGGCCGTCGTCGTCCTGAGCGATGACGAAGGCCGTAGTGGCGAGTTGCGTGGTGTTCGTTCCGACCGCGGCAGTCGCAGCCGTCGGTGCTCCTGCCAGCGCCACGTCGTTCTTGATCGTGGCGGCGAAGCTCCCGGTGCCGGTCCCCGTCACGTCTCCCGTGAGCGTGATCGTCTGATCGCCCGTGTTCGTCCCGCTGGACGTTCCGGAGAACGTGCCGCTCTGCGTCGCGAGCGTGCCGAGGCTGAGGAACGTCGAGATCTGCGCGGCCGTGAGCGCCGCGGGAGCGGCGGCGCCCCCAGACACGTTTCCGATCACTCGCTGGTCGGCGAGGTTCGCCATCTTCGCGAGCGTCACGGCTCCGCTGGCGATCGTCGCCGCGAGGCTGCCGGTCCCGCTTCCGGTTACGTCGCCGGTCAGGGTGATCGTCTGGTCTCCGGAGTTAGTTCCGGAAATCGACGATGTCCCCGTCACCGCGAGCGTCGGCGAAGACGCTCCCGAGATCGTCACTCCGTTCACTGAGGTCGGGCTCACCGCCCCGAGCGAGAGCGTGATCGCCGGGGTCGTCGTAGCCGTCGCAACCGAGCCCGAGACACCGTTCGCCGTCGTGACGGAGACCGAGGTCACCGAGCCGCTGCCGCCGCCTGGGTTGTATGCCATCAGAACACCATCCAGTTCGCGCCGTCAGAGATGAACTCGTAGTCCTCGAACTGCGTAGCGATCGTCTTCGTCGGCGAGCCGTTGATCGTCTGTCCTCCCGAGCAGTCCACGGTGAGCGTGTTTCCGCTCGCATCAGTGCGTCGCACACGCACGCACTCTCCCGAATGACTGATCGCAGTCGGGAGCGTGACCGAGAACGATCCTGGAGTGACGTTCGCATTCACGAGGTCGCCATACGTCGCCGAGTACGCCGCGACCTTCGTTAGAATCGTCCACTTGATGTACGCCTTGGCGGTTCCCGCCGTAGACCAGTCCCACGAGATGTTGCCGCCGTCGGTGACGACTCGCTCCGCGGAGAGCGTGCCGTTTGAGGTCTTCACTAGGTAGTCGGCATCGGACGGGGCGTTTGATCCTCCGATGTCGGCGAGCGTGAATGGACGGCTCACGCCCCAAGTCAGCGTGGAGAGCGTCCCGGCCGTCCTGGCGCCCGCCGGGAGCACCACGCGCGCCGTGATCGTCTCGATGGCCCGGATCGTCAGCGAGCCCGGCCACGGGCGCCACTGGATGTCCTCGAAGAATGGGGCCGTGTCGTCGCCGAAGAACTCGGCCGTGTCCGCTCCGAAGAAGCCGGTGTCGGCCGAGGTCCCGTCGAAGAAGTCCGCGGCGTCGTCGCCGAAGAACGGGTCGGCGTCGGGGCCGAAGAACCTGGAGTCGTCGCGGCGGTACTCGAGCCGCCAGCCGGGGGCGCTCGTCACCGTCGGGGCGATCGTCAGGATGCGCCCGTCGTCCACGCCGGCCGGATCGCTCGTCGGGGTGATCGAGAACTGGTAGACGGCCTCGGCGACCCTGTTCGCGAAGAACTCGTTCGCGTCGGTCCCGAAAAAGGGCTCGTAGTCCGCGCCGAAGAACGCGGTCGAGGCGTCCTGAACGAGCGTCCCGGCCGAGAGCGTGAAGTTCGTCTTCGTCCCACTCCAGCCGGTGTGCTCGTTGTGCGTCTCGATCGAGACTTCTTTCGCCTCGTCGTGCGCGCCGCGGTCCACGGGCAGATACGCAGGCTCGGACCGCTCGCCGCTCTTGTAGACCGCGACCACGGAGAGCGTGCGCACGCCCCGCGGCACGCCGCAGAGGTCGAGCGGGGGCGCTGCCACGAGGCCCGGCGATGCGTCCACCGCGGCGTCGTGGTTGCGGTAGTCCTCGCTCGCCTGGCGCACCTCGTAGCCGATGATCTCGCGGCCCGCGAGCGGCGCCTCCGGATGGTCCCAGAAGAGACACCCGTCCGCCTCGACTCGGAGGTTCTGCGCGGGCGGCGGGGGCGTCTCGGCGTCGTCGGTGCCCGGCCGCGCGCCGATGGCCGCGGTGACCGGGTCCGAGAGCGTCCAGTCCGAGTAGGAACCGTCGTCGTAGAGCTCGCGGACGCGGACCTCGTACTGGTCCCCGTCCGTGAGGTTGTCGATCACGAGCTCCTCGCCCGGAGTGATCTCGCGCGGCGAGCTCCACTCGGGAGGCTGGAAACCGTCCTCGACGACGCGGCGGAATTGGAGCTGGATCATTTCTTCCCGCCCTTCTTCCCGCCCTTGTTCGTGGTCACCACCACGACGATCGCAGGAGAGGGAGCGTGGTACGGCTGCGCGCTCACCACGATCTGCCCCGTGGTGGTCGTGCCGTTCTCGACGGGGCTGGCCGTCGTCGGGATCGCCGTCGTGGCGGGGTTCGCCACCGAGACGGTGTCGGCCGTGTACACGTCGGGAGCCTCGTCGGCGAGGGAGACGCGCGCGGAGAGCTCGGCGCGGTGCTCGATCTGCGTCACGACGCAGCGGCGGTAGGTCTGCGTCGTCTTCCGGACGAGCACGAGATCCCCGGCCACGGGCTGCGGGTCGCCCGCGGGGATCGACACCGCGAAGGTGAAGCTCGAGTACTCGCCCGAGGTTCCCGGCGTCGTCAGCGCACGGTCGAAGCTCGAGCCGTCCGACTTCCGCACGCGCATCGTGTACGACGCAGCGGAGTCGAGCGTCAGGATCTCGTCCGTGGTCACCGACACCGCGGCGCCGGCCGACTGCGTCACCGTGAGCACGCGGCCCTGGCCGGTGATCTCGTCGATGGCCTCGACCGCGAGGACGCACGGGTCGCCGCGCGAGACGATCAGGTTCTCCACGTCCACGTCAATCATGTACTTCTCGCGGCGCAGGCGGCGCTCGGCGAGCGCGCGGCGCCCGTGCTTCCACGCCTCATCCTTCGAGCGGCACTGGATGAGCGTCAGCGTCTCGAACTTCGTGGCCGCGGTCTTCCCGCCCGTGCCGTCCGCGTTGTACCCGTCGTCGTAGACCACGATCCGCGAGAGCGCGGCCTCGTTCGTGGTCTCGACGTACTCGACGTACATGGCGTGCACCACGTCCTGGAAGACGATGGAGCCCTGGAAGTTGTCGTAGTTCCTCGGCGTGAAATGCTGGATGGCCGTCCCCGGCTGCTCGAGGTCGTAGACCACCGAGAACTTGCCCTCGCGCATCGTGAAGGACGCGCGGCCCATGCCCGCCACGGCCTGCAGGCGCTCGAACACCGTGCCCGGAGTGTCGAAGACGGCCCAATTGTGCAGTCCCGCCGTCTCGCACTTCGTCGCCCAGGTCGCGAGCGTGGTCAGGTCCATGCGCGCGTCCGCCACCGCGGCCTTGTTCGCCGAGCCCTGAAGGATCGCTCGGTAGTGCGCCGCGGGCTGTCCCGAGGTCGCGAGCGTCGGCGTGTCGGTGGAAACGGGCGTCACCCACGAGGAGCCGTTGTAGTAGGTCCCCATCCACGAGACCTCGGCGTTGTAGCTGTCGAGCTCTCCGGAGAGGTTCCCAGTCGCCACGATGTCCATGCTCACGGTGCAGAGCCCGGTGAGGTTGATCGGGTTCCCGAGCCGGAACTCGCGCAGCGTGCTCCAGACGGTCTTGTCCATCTGCTCGAGCTTGTTCCGGTCCGTGGTCTTCCGGCGCATGGCCACGTCGAACTGCCCCGCGGTGCCGACGAGGGACGCCGTGGTCGGGTCCACGTCCCAATCGATTCCGGTCGCGAACGCAGCCCGCTTGTCGTCCTTGAACTTGATGCCGGGGAACTTGTTCAGCATGCCGTCTTCGCCGCGGCCGGTCGCGGGCGTCCAGCCGTTTGCGGCGAGGTTGCCGTCCGCAGGGACCGCGGTTCCGGCCGGCGCATAGAAGACCTCGATCTCCACGTCGAGCTTCGCCGTGCCCTTCGACGTGAACTCGATCAGGCCCTCGGGGAAGAAGACCTCCACGCCGATGCGGGAGAGGCCGATCCCGGTGCGCCGGAAGCTCCACGGCGAGCGGTTCCCGGAGCCGTCTTCCCTGCGGAGTTCGGCGTTCACCCCCTGCTCGTCCACCTGGTCGAGGTAGTAGGCGAGCGTCGGGTCCGAGTTCCAGCCCTCGCGGACCTGCATGTTCGCCGCGGGCTGCGTCGTCGGCGTCGCCCCGGCGGTGAGCTGCGTCACCCCATACGCCGAGATCGGCGTGTCGCCGAGCTTGTGCGTCTCGCTGTGCACGCGCAGCGGGCCGTAGCCGAAGGTCAGGAGAACGTGGAAGTGCTGCTTGTTGCCGCGCCAGCTCGAGTAGGGCCGCGCCGCGTAGGGAGGTCGGTAGCGGACCCGGTAGCCGAAGATCTGCGGCACCGGGGAGTACGGGCGCATCTCGTTCTTGCTGCCGGTGATGAAGGGGCGGGAGCCGCGGTCGGACGTGGACGGGAGCCCGCCGAAGTCGGGCGGGTCGGGCTGCCAGAAGAGCGAGTTCGGCGCGAACCCGGTGCGCTTGTACGCCGCGCGCCAGACCTCGGACGTGCCGACCGTGATGAACGCCAGGAACGCGCGGAACGGGCCGTTCTTGTTCGTCGCGGCGCCGAGGAGCGAAGCCTTGGCCGTGACCGTCTGGCCAGCTACGGGCCGCGTGGTGGGCCACGCCTCGCGCCGCAGCGGCTCTCCGTCCACGAGGACGTTTCGAGCGTACTTCGCGGGGAGGCCCGCGAGGCGGAGCAGCGTCTCGACGTTCTGGCCCTGGGGGACATCGACGACGCGCCGCTCTTCGCGGAACGGATGCGGGCGGACGATGACCTTCACCGAATCCATCGGTAGAAGCCCTCCACGCGCCGCGCCCACATCGCGACATCCCACCGTTCGAGCGCCGAGTCGCAGCCCTCGAGCGTGTGCAGGAACCACGGCTTGGCGACCACGATCCCGACGTGGCACGGGAACCCGCCCACGCGGAAGAGGACGAGGTCCCCGGCGCGCGGCGCGATGACCCGCTCGAACTTGCCCATCGCCTCCTCGACCACCTCGGCGAGCCGCGCGCGGTCGCGCGTGTCCGCGTAGTCGTCCCACGGCGGGAGCTCCGTCGCGAAGTGCTCGCGGGAGACCTCGCGCACGAGGCCGTAGCAGTCGAGGCCCTCGGGCCCGCGACCGCGCGGCACGAACGGGCGCCCGATCCAACGGTCCGCCCACGTCAGGCTCTGCGTGGCGGTCATCCGAAGAGCGCCGGGAACTTCCGAGGGTCGAACTGGTCGCCGGGGTACGGCTCCACGAGCACCGCCTCGATGCCCAGCGTGCCCGTCACCGCCTGGTGGTCGTAGACCACGTCGCGCAGGGTCGTGACGATCGGGCCGGCCTCGACCGTGCTCGGGCTCGAGGCGAGCACCACGGAGAGCGTCACGGTGGGAGCCGACGCGAGCGTCCGGATCGCGTCCGTGATCGCGCGCGTGGTGTTGTCGATGCCGAGCGTGACCTCGGGCGGCTGGTCGTCCCGCTCGT